AGTTGAGTAGCATGACAAAAGCGCTGAAGAGAGACATTCCCTCATTGCAGGCGGATTGGGCGACGGCGATGGCTAGTCCCTTTTTAGTTGAAACATCAGCCTTTTGCATGAATTCGATTTTTTCCTTTAATTCATGATAGGCCAAGAAAGCTGAATACTCTTCTTCTGGTAAACCCAGGGTGTCATTCAAGAGGGCGTAGCTACGTTGATGTGTACCTTCACGGTTTGCGAAAGAAAGTAGCATAGAGCGTATCTCGTTGTTCTTAAATTTAGGAATAAATAAATCGCAATAATTACCACCGACAGCAACGTCAGATTGAGTAAAAAGTCGCAAGATTTGGGTGATATGATTTTTTTCAGATTGTGAAATCTTACCGCTTTTCCATTGATTGACATCTTCCTGTAATTTGGCCTCCCAGCTACCCCAGTGAATCTTCTCATGGGATTCAGCCATTTCCATTGCCCAGGGATATGCAAAGGGCTTATAAGTAATATTATTGTCAGTTAAACTCATAAAATATATCCTTTTATTTAATAATAAATATAAAAAAAATTAAATCTAGAATCTATAATTTAATAAAAAAAATAAGCTTTTACACATTAAGTTTATTTAGTTTGATAATCAAATTCATTTGAATATTCCACATTTTTCTTAATTTCATGACTGAAATGTGAAGGTGGATTAAATACCTGAAAAGGTGGTCTTTCGGTGTTTTTGGTGCCTAGTGAGCTGTGAAACCAGCGCATTTTATTATTTGGTCCGCAGCATAATACACCTGTCTTTTCATCGAAGAAGTAGTGTGTAGATTTATGCTCCTGCCAGAATTTACTCTCAGCCATATGCACGGCGCTCTGGTGATAAGGGTTATTAAAGTCTATAGTAAATAGATATCGACCCTCGACTTGTTTACTGTGACGATTCTGCATACTCACGTGACAATTCGTCATTAGATTTTTACGATATAAAAAAATATTATCTGAAATACAGTCCCACCATGCCACGTGTGTTAAATCGATTTCCTCTTGTGGTGATTCGTCTCGATCGAAAATGGCGTTTTGTAGAACTTTATCATAGCATGCATTGTATTTAGGTATATACACTTCATATAAAGGCGGTTCATAAGGTGTGGCTCTGACACCAATTAAATACGCCTCCAGCATATGAGGGTCATGACCGATTTTAAAATTATCAGGTCCTTGTAGAAAGCTTTGTTTTACCCAGACTTTAGTATAAGGTAGATTAAGATACATTAAATTATCCTTTGAATAATTTAAATTATAAAATTTTTTAAAAAGACATATACTTTTTATTTTATATAAATGTATTAATTAGTATTTTATCCTTGACAACTTAAACATTCAGTATCTTTAAAATCCTTTAACTTTTCAACTCTAACTTTTTCACTAACTGTTTCTGCTTTCGCCCCTGCATTTGTTCGAAGATAATATAAGCCTTTTAACTTATTCTTCCAAGCACGCAAATGTACAGCATTCACAATCGCCTTATCAGTCCCTGCGGGAAAGAATAAATTCACACTTTGTCCCTGACAAATAAATTCCTGACGATCTGCTGAATGGTCAACTAGCCAACGTTGATCTAATTCAAATGCAGTTTTAAAAACATTCTTCTCCCATTCATTTAAACATTCCAAATGCTGTACAGAACCATCACTAGTAATAATTGATGTCCATATCTCATTTAACCAACTAATACGCTCTTCTTCTGGATATTCTAAGGATTTCTTATTTAACAAAATCTCTAAATATCTATTCTTAACTAAATGAGCACCAGCTCTGGTTCGATGTGTATATGCGTTACTCTTATAGGGCTCAATCGAAGGTGATGTATTTGCGACAATTGAACTATTTGCATTTGGGGCAATGGCTAAAAGATGTGTATTTCTTACACCATAACCAACGGCATCAGGCGCTTCACCTCGTAATTTGGCCAATTCTTGAGTTTGTTTTAATGCTCTTTCTTTAATCAGACTAAAAATCTTCATGTTTTGTGACTTTGCTAAAGCGCTTTCCCATGGAATGTTTTTAGATTGTAGATATGCGTGAAATCCCATTGCACCTAAACCTAATGAACGTTCTTGACTTGCACTGAATCTGGCTTTTGTTAGACCACGATCTGTCGCATGATCGACAAAATACTGTAAAACATTATCCAAGAAGGTGATGCAATCTTCAACGATTGTTGTGTCTTTCCATTCTTCAAACTTTTCTAAATTTAAAGATGATAAACAACAAACAGCACTTCTTTCTTTAGATGTCGCCAAATGTATCTCGTTGCAATTATGAACAAGTATATTATTTGCAAAAAAGTTTTGATTATTCTCAACCTTTATATCATATACTGCTTGTGTGTTTTCTACTTTTCTTATTTTAATTGCCATTTTTTAATCCTTTAAATTCTTTAAATTCATCATTTGTTAACCATTCTTTTCTATCAATATCTTTTTCAAAACATTGTTTTCTTTGCTGCGTATGTATATTAATATACCAATGTTTTCCCTTAGAAGAATTTAATAAATTTAATATATGCTCTTGTGTCATAACATATTTAAAATCACTATCTTTTAAAGAATATATTTTTTTCATTGCATTTTTAAATCCTTTTAAACCTGAACCATATTCTTTAAATCTAAATTTGGAATATGATTTCGGAAAATTATATTCATTACTGCTAAAAACTTGCCATTTTCTAACAGGGAGATTATGATTTTTAATAAAATAATCATAGGCTTTTTCTAAAATCTCAATATCTTTTATTCCTGAATATGTTGGATTTTTTTCGCCTGACATTCTTTCACTTTTTGTTTTTTTCCAATTTTGTAGTTTTGAATCAGGTACTATCCATCCACCATCTCCTCCAATTGTTTCATTTAAACCGTTTTGAAAAGTATCAAAATTTTTTATCATTTCAATTTCTTTTTGTATCGCGTCTTCTTTGTTTTTACATTCACATAGAATTTTACTGTCAAGATCTGATACACCATATTTTTTTATTGCTCTATAAAACTTTGAATCATGACCAGTATTACAATTTAATATATGTTTATTTAATCTTTTTTCAATTGTTAAAGATGTATAACCAATATATGATTTATTTGTTGATTTAAAAGTATGAATATAAATAATATATTTTCGATTCATTTAATTACCTTTTTATTTTTATATAGGCATTTGTAGATAAATGTATTTCATTATTTTAATAACAATTCATCGTTTTCATTAAGATCTTTTGCCATTACATAACCTCTATTTTTAGTAAAAATCAAATGATCAGGTGTACAAATTAATTTAAAACCTGTTATATCATCTTCAATTTCTAATAAATCAGAACTTTCAGACATTAAATCACCTTCTAAAATTTTTTGAAATTCATTTATATTTTTTTCAATATTATAAGATAAAACATAAACTTCAACATGATTTTTTATTTCAGTTATAACATCTTTAATATTCATATTTTTAATTTCGTTATTAATCATAACAGTTAATAAAGAATCTCCTGTTATGCATAAATTACTGCCATAGATCTTCAAGCCTTTTTCTTGCATATATTGTGGAAGCTTACGATTTGCCTCATCAATAAAATTAAGATATGGTTCGCCTGTTCTAAAACGTACTTCAATAATACGCTGCCATAATTCTCTAGCATTAATTGTATCTCTAACACCTTTTGTCTTTGGGTCAATTAATTGCCAATCTTTATCTTCAATTACAGCCTGCATAAAAGCATCAGTTACATTAATTGCATTATTTAAATTAAAGCACTTACGATGACTATCACCACCCGTTGGCACACGAATGTTTAAAAACTCGACAATGTCTGGATGTGAAATATCAATATATGCAGCGTATGAGCCCTTTCTGGTTTTCCCTTGACGATAAGCTGTCATATCAGCATCAACGGTCTTAAGAAATGGAATAGGTCCTGGAGAGATTTCACTGTTAGCTCTCACTGATGACCAATGTCCACCGACACCTCCACCTTTAACCGACATCCAACGTAATTCTTCACTATGCTCCATTAATCCTTCTAAGCTATCATCAACATAAGTTAAGAAGCATGAAATAGGAAGACCTTTATTATTTGAACCATCTGGATGTGGTGCGTTGGAAAGAATTGGTGAACTGAACATAAACCAATTTTGTGCAGCATATTCATAGATTCTTTGTGCTAATTGTAAATCATGATTTGAAAAAGCTAAAGCAGCACGTGCATAGCTTTCCTGTGGGGTTGATTCATTTTTTAGCATATAATAATCTTTAAGTAAAGCGTAAGCAAATTCACTTAAATTCTTATCATATTCCTTGTTAATTTGTATTCCGTAATAATTCATAAAAACCTCAAAATTTATTTCTTGTCAGAGCTTCCGACCTGACCTGTTTGGCGTAGCGAAGATTTGGTAATCTCTAAATATTCGCTTTCATCAATTACCTGAAAATGATTATCACATTTTACAACAACAATTTGAAATGGTAATTTATCGCCTTTTTTAATCGAATAATTAGAGCCCGATACATTTACAGCATTTACAAATATTTCACCTGTATATCCTGGATCAACTACGCCAGCTCTAACCTTTAATGGGGTTTTAGTAATTGAGCCTCTTTCTAAGATCAATCCTGCGAATGTGCTTGGCAGCGCAATATGTAATCCTGTAGGGATTGTCGAACCTTTTTCACCTGTAATAAATGTCGATGGTACGAAAGAGACATCACGCGTTGCATATAAATCTAAACCCACACTTTCCCCTGCATAAGCAGGAACATAACTATCAATATTCTTCTCAACTAAAATTTTCTTAAGCTCATCATTGGTATATACTTTAATCATTTATTCTTCATCCTTATTTTGAATTTCATTCCACTTTTTCTTTAAGATTTCTTTCATATCCATTTTATCCTGTTGAATAACCTCGTTTAAAGACATTTCAACATTATCCAATATTTCAAACTTAGATTTAGCTGTATCAATCGAGATTGGAAATAAAATACCATCACGACCTGCACGATTCTTGGCCACAAATAATCTTGCTTTACCTGTAGCTTTTTCTGTTGGCTTACGACTTAATGATAAAACAACATCAGCCACCATCGCCTTACCGTACGCTTCTGACATATTCTCTAAGCCAACCACATCAGAATTTGATGCATCACGATTTGCTTGAGACGCTGTCCAAATCGGCACACCTAAATCCATGGCTAAATTACGCAGCTCCTCATACACTAATTTCAATTCATGACGTAAGCTTTCCATTTTACGACTCGATCTCATCACATCAGCATAATCAACAACGACTAAATTAGGAATAAATCCCTTTAAAGATAACTTTTCAATATGACTACGTAATGTATTAACTGTTGCAGAACCAGTAGGATATTCTTTAATTACTAAACGACCCAAGTCTTCACTCATTTCTTTATATTTAGCAATCACTTCATCCTTCTTTTCTAAAACTTCATTTGAAGGAATATCACATAAATTAGAATCATATCTTAATCCAACATCATGCTCTGTTAATTCAAATGTATAATGAATGACATTTTTACCAAATCTCATCGCATTAGCACCCATGGCTACCAAAAAGTGTGACTTACCAACACCTGTTGGGGCAGCTAAAACACCAATCTCACCACGACCTAAACCACCTCTTAATAAGTCTTTTTCATCTAATCTAGATAAACCGGTTGGAATAGCTTGACGATTGATCTTTACAAATCTAGCCTCCATATCTTCAAAGAAATCATGCCCCTGTGATGATGGTAAACCTGATGAGATTGCATCCTTCATGATTGATAAGACGGAGTCATAATTTTCAGTTTGAATCATTTGCACGGATTTTTCTAACGCCTCTTTAAAAACCTGTCTTTTACAAAATTCTAAGCTTTTTTCTTTGACATAATCAATATCACATAAATCAGGATTGGTTTTCATACGAGTTAAATACTCGATAATCTGATCACGTAAAATCATATCATTATTATTCTGAAATTCTTCTCTAATGATCGTGATTAATAATGATAATGTTGGAAATGACTTGTATTTATTAAAATATTTAAAATAACATTCACATAAAAATGACAAGTATTTAACATCAAAATAGCCTGGATCCATTACTTCTACCATTTGTGCT